GGCTAAGTGTTTTACAAGATTATCAAAATTAACATAGTCAAATACAGGAGCTACATTAGCTAAACTTCCCATGATTTCAATAGCTCTCATGATTGATTGTAACTCTGTGGATTTCTGTGCTTTAGCTAATGGTGATACATATTCTATTTCTATATCTTGACCTGATAAAAATTCAGGTGCTTGTGGTAATTGATTGTTTCTAAGTAAAATATTGAATACTCTATCAATTAAAGGTTTTAATAATTCTGATTGTAATCTACCTAATACAGGACCAAGTAATCTCATCTTCTCTTCGTTTCTTTGTATAACTTCTGTTGCTGTCATTTGTGGTCCTTGTTGCAACATCAGTTGGTTTACATAGAATACAGCTCTAATACTTTCTCTTCTTTGCTGTTCCATGTTCAAACCTAAAGGATTGTTTGCACCAATGTTTAAGGGTTCAATTCTATCTCTTGTACCTGATCTATAAAAATTTAAACCACCTGGTACAGTTCTTACGGGTAATAAGAAACCATCATCAGGCACAAGTAAAGGTGGGTCTACTTGTTTCTGTGCAGCTTTGATCGTTGTCTTTGCCATTTCATTTAACATTTTTACATCAGGTAATGCTGTCATTGCTGGACTTCTTCCATAGATTTCATGTGATGCTTTTAAATATCTTGGCACAACAAAAGGAAACTCTTTGAAACCTGATACGGATAATTCATTACCATTTTTATATTCGAAGTATACTGATTCAAATGGCATATTCTTTGTATCTCTTTTTGTCGGATCAAAATCTGATCTTGGATAAACTGCGTGTAGTATTTCTATTTCTTTGTATGGGTCTTTCTTTTCCATACTTACAACATCTTGCGATACTGCTTCACCAAACTTTTGTACTAAACCTCGTGCTGATAATTTGAATCTTCTATAGATCGTATCTATTCTACCTTTGTCATTCTCTGCAATATAAACTTCATCAATGTGTCTTGTAGAAAATTTTATAAAATCTTCATCATCTTCTTCAATAAACATTGCGGCTGTACCAAAGGTGATAAGGTCATGATACAATTCAAATATTTCTTGTTGAAAGTTTGATCTATTAAACGCTGTATACATTGCGTCAGTTGCTGACTCTAACCATAGCTTTGCTTCATCCTCGTTATCAACATTTTGATTTTTAAATCTTAATGTAAACCATGGTGTTGAAGGATTAGTAAGCATTCCATGTAATGATGCTGCTAATAATTCTAAGGCTTGTAAAGGAGAACTATCAAAAATAAGTTCCATTCTTTTATCACCACGACTTCTTTTTTTAGTTACGTCTGATTTTCTTGGCATCATGTAATCTGCAACTTCTTGCCAATGCGTTTCCCAGTTTTGTCTTTGACCTGACAATCTTTCAAAACGTGATAATTTTTTTGTTAAATCTGTTTTTGCCATTATCTTCCTAATATACTTGGTCTACCTAATGTTATTGTTTGTTCCTCTATACCTCTTGGTCCAGTTAATACAGTCATCGATCTACCTTTTGCTTTTGTCTTTCTTGCATCATATCCATCCATGCTAGTTGCTGTTGCTTGAGAAACTTCTACTGTAGTCGGTGCGGGAGTTGGTGGTGCAGGAGGTTTTGGTGGACTAAAAATTCTTGTTACTGCTCTTGCTGGACTACCTCCCATATTATTCTCCTAAAATACTTTTTTTACCTAATTTAAAACCTAATGGAAATTCGTCAGGATTTAAATTTTGATATCTTTTTTTTTCTTCTTCTGTCATATTTTTATAAAGACCTGCGGTTCTTACATCTCTTAATTTTCCACCTGTTCGTCTAACAAAAGTTTTTCTAGCATCTGTTAATTCTTTTACAGGGTCTTTTTCCATTGTTCCTGTAAATGCTAAAGGAGATTTACCACTTTTATAATTAGGATCAGGTTTTTTTAATCTTCTTTGCATTGCTCCTACTGATCCCATATTATGATCCTAACAAAGTTTTCTTTTCTGTCTCCGCTTCATCCATCTCACCTAGCGGTCCAGTTAAGATTGTTGATTTTCTACCCTTTCTTTTTCTTTCCATAGCTCTTTGATCTGCTGCTATTCTATCTTTTTCTTCTTGTGATAATTCTGTTGATGGTGGTGTCGGCAAAGGTTGCACTGGTGGTAGTGGCGGCATTCTAGGTGAAAATAATGATCCCATAATTATATAATCCTATATTCGTTATCTGCTACACTTTGAGGTGCAGCTTGTCTAGTATTAATTTCTTGTAAACCTACCGCTAAGTATCTCATTGCATCACACGCATGAGACGACCAATCGTGTACAGGCTTACTTCGGAACATACGATTTTTATCTATATACTTCCGATGATAATGTCTTAACGCATCTATTAGTTTTTTGCAATGGTCTGTATCAATCCAACATCGAGGAAGAACCATACTTGTAGCGTGTATACCATCTTCTAATGGTATTTTTGGTACAACTTTAAACCTTATTCCTAATTGATAGGCGACCTCTCTCCTGGTCTTACCATTACCTTTGATCATTTGAATATAATGCGGTAAGCCTTGACCTCTCTCTTCATGATAGTCAATAATATTAATAGCTCTACCTAACTGTTGATAGAATATAATAGCACTATGATCTGAGACTCCTAAATCCCATGATGTCGATACCGGTAAACTAGGGTCATAGGGTACACGTGTAATATGTTTCTTATTTTCTAAATCAGCTAGTGCATCCGCATAGATAGCACCTTCTATGTTTGCAATCCAATCACATTCAAACTCTTGTAGATACTTCTTCTCACCCATAACCTCTTTCGCTTTGGTAAGCTCCTCTTCATCTACAATTTTAGTTTCTGATGCTTTAGCTTTATAGTTAAACCAATCTTCTGCTCCTTGTGCATGTTGATAGAGTTCATAAAAATTATTATTCATACCTTGCGGAGTTCCAATAAAAACACAGTACCCCTTTCTGTCGGATAGTGCTGGTCTTATAATCTCAGGAAATAATCTTTCGTTTACATTTGCATACTCATCAATCACACAGCCATCAAGGTATATCCCTCTCAAACCATCTGAGTTCTCTGAGC